CCATACATTGATTTACAATATGCCATAGCATCTGTTGCTCCTCTAAGTCCTTTTGAATTTTTCATCTTATCTATTTTTAAGAGTTAAGTTTAATATTGTAATTAAATAAAAGTCTCTTGACAAGTCTATCTCAAGAGCAAATATATCTAATGAAGAGATTCTTAATCTAATCATTAATTTGTCCCACTGTTTAGTGGTTGCTTTCCAACTGTTTCTAAATTTCATTATGCTTCATTTTTACTGATAGTACCTTTAGCACTAAGTTCTATTTTACGGACATTTGCTGGTTGAGCAACTTTCCATGCAGTTCTTCTTGCTTGATACAATCTGGTTTTTAATATTCTTGATACTGAGACTGAGTTTCCTTGGTTTCCACCAAGCACATGATAACAATCTTTATCTTCTCCTACATAAAGTCCTACGTGCCCTCCTCCGTCTCTTTTAAAGGTTAGTACATCACCTAGCATAGGTTCAGATACTTTAGTTCCGTATTTGGCCCAATTTAAAGCCCAAAGAGGTTTTTCAACTACTTGTACACCGGCTTCATGAGCACAGTATGCAATAAATAGACCACACCATGGAATCTCATCTGCTGTATAAACTTTTTCTAAACCAAGTTCTTTGGCCCAATCCATAATTACTGGATTATGTTTTTTACCTACAACTTCTTTGGTTCCAATAAGTTTTACTGCTTGAACCAAGATCTTTGGAGATTTTTCTTCTTGTAAAAAACTATAACTCATAAGTTAATCTTTTATGTTTTTATAAGTATCAGAGACTTTTTCAATTCCTCCTCTAATAGTTTTAACAACTTTAAATACTGACTTAAATATATTGTTACCTGTTAAATCAAACCAGTTTTCATTTATAGATGATAACTCTATAATAGCAAATATATAAAGAAGAATATTTGTAAAGAAAGCTTTTGTAGGGATTATAATCTCATACCCAGTTGCTTTTAAAATACTTTGTAGAAATGGCGTAAATCCATAGTAGTCTAGTGGGAATACTGCCAAAGCAAGAAGATAGTAACCAGCGCCCTTAAAAATATAACCTCTTCTTAATATCTTTGACTTAAATACATCCTTATACTTCTTATTTTCTTCACAAGCAATCTTCTTAAGAGATATAAGTTTAACTATTGTATCTACAAAGATTACGGTCATTAATAGAATAGCACTTAGTTCTATTGGAGAGAAGAATGATAAAAATGACAAAGTGAAGAGAGTTAATTTATTTTTCATGGTAGTCTACTTGAAATCAATTTGAATAAAATATAGATTAACAAGATGAATAACACAATACCCCCAACATAAGCTAGAAAGACCACCCAACTAGGAATGTATTTAATTCTTTCTGGCTTCAATGTTTTGGTAACTACTTTAGTGTGGTATACATCATTGCCTTTAATTACTTTGGTAATTGTTTGTACTTGTGCTTTAGAAGTATACACATTGTTCTGGAGTTTGGTTTGTAAAGTTAATATTTTACCATCCTTATCTCTTAATACTCCATTTAGTTTGGATAATACATTACCCAGGGAATCACAGTATAATGTATCCTGAATATAAAGTGTTTCTCCCGGTATAGTTATTGTTGTGTCTTTATATTGAATGATTGTTTCAGTACTATCCTTCTGTGTACACAACGGACAATATTTAGCTAGTCTTTTCTCTAATGAACAAGAGGTAACTGAAACAAACAATAATAGATATAAAAAATACTTCATATCTATAATATACAAAAAAAATTACAATATTCCTAGCATATACTTCTCTGCATTTTTAGTTGTGTCATCAGCATTTAGCATAAGTTTAAGGATTTCTGAATCAACATGTTTAGGATGTACATACCAATCTTCATATGCACTTGTATCATTAGGTGCAATATTACTTGCAACAAGGACGTAGCCTTTAGATAATAAATAGTTTCTAGACTTTTTCCTATAAGATCTTGTAATATCTGCATAGTAATCATGCTCAAATGTAATTACTCCAAATGTGCATTGCTCAAATGGAATCATCTTAAGAATTTCAAATGTTGTGCTAGGTGGTTCACAGTCTACTTGTAAGTAATCTATATGTCCTTTCATTACATTATAGTCAAATTTAGTAGCATCTACTAATGTAGCTTTGTTCTTACGTACTGCATTAAACTTAGTTACTTCTTCTTCTTTAATTTCTAATGATGTTCCTTTCCAACCAAATTCTTCTAATAAAGCTGAGTTACTACCATAGTATGGGTCGGCTGCACCAATCTCAAAGTATGTTCCATTCTTCTTACCATTAAGCATAGTAAGAATAAACATGTCTTGATATGTTTGAGAATAGTTCTTTTCAATATTCTCTGCTCCTGGAAATTTATATTTTAACTGATCATAGAATCCTTTATTATATCTAAGAAATGGGTCCGGTCCTGAACCAAGAGAAGTAATATTAGACTGTACCAATTTTTGGTATTTTTCAGATAACAACTTAGCATTATCAGCAAGATATGCAAATATATCTCTAGATTCTTTACCTCTACCAATATGCCAAGCAGCAACTGCTTTTTGAAATGTAAGTTCCCAATAATTAGTACCACCTATATCTGTAAAGATTAGTCCTTGAATTGCATTTGCATAGGCCTGATGATAGTTCTTTAATTGTTCATGATATTCACTTATGTACAAATATGCATCTGGTTTTGTTGGTTCAAATGCAATAGCATTTTGCCATAAACCTAACTCAGTTACTTTTCTCCTACCTAATGCAGATAAAGACTTAGCAACCATAATTAATGAATCATAAGTTATTTCATTATATTTACTATATTCTGCAGCTCTTAAAAAGAATGATAGTGCAGATGCATAATGGCCTGAACTAAAGTAAAATGTACCCATATCAAATGATTTTGCTGCATTATACGGGTCATTTATAAATTGTTCTAATTTATGTGGAGTAATACCTTTACCAATAGGTTTAATTGATGTCTGAGGTATGTCACAAATTTGATTAAATAATGTAACTGGTAATTTTAAAATAAAGGCTGTAGAGTCTTGAAAACCAAATGGAATAATGAAATTATCACCATCAAATGCTAAACCGCAGGAGAACTCAATATTTCCTGTCATAAACTTAAACTCTGGTGAATAGTGAACTATGTTCCATTCTTTATCCCAAACAATAAATCTATGAAAATAATGAGCATCTTTTTTTCCTTGTTCATTAAACCATAAGTTTACTTCATGAGTTAATGCTACATAGTAATCACCATATGTAATAACTTGCGATCCTCCTCTAATATCTCTTGGAAAAGTAACATCTTGCTCTACAATATATACTGTTTCTGATGTACCTTTTTTAGGATTTACTTTAACTACTTCTGTAGGATTAGTCCACTTTACATAATGAAAGGGCATATCTACAATAGGCATCCAGTTTTTCTCACAATATGAATGTGTAGGAGGTTCTATTCTATATCTTTCAGTTTCTGTAGATTGAGTTTCTATTTTAGATAATTCCATTCTACCTTCACCATCTTTTTTAGTATCTCTACGCACACCAGTAAGATATAAATTTGAATCCCAGAATACAACTCTTGCATCTTCTAAACCAATAAATTCCCATACAGGAGTCTTATCTAATTTAGATGTATTAATCTTTTGAAACTTTTCAATAGCAAGAGTATTAGGATCTAACTCACATAAGTAGTTAGTTGTTCTAAGAGTAACATCATCTTCTGGATTAAGATATGCTAAAGGTCCCCAAGGAGTTTGGTATTTTTGTTCTCCTTCACTATGATATAATGCATATTGCACATGTCTTAAATTCAAGACATAGGATCCATCTATAAAAAGCAAAGAAGGATTAGTAAGACCCAATCCTTCTGTATTATTTGCTGGTAAAATTAGATAGTTAACAGACCCTCCATTTTGGAGAGCTAATTGACATAAATTATTCATTTGCTGTTGGTTTTACAACAAATATAATATAATTTTTCAACTTATACTATACACAACTTCTTTGTACACTTAATGTCCAAGTAAGTTTTACTTGAAAATCTGGATCTGAAGCAGAAGAACCTGTAACATTATGACCTACTGTCATAAATGTATCACATGCCTCATAACCATCAGATAGTGTAACTTCTAAAGTATAACAAACATATTGATCAGTTATACTAAAACCTGTTGAACCATTAGCAAAAGATTGTTGTGGAAATCTATTATTAACAGGATCCCATGTACTACATTGAATGTACCCAAAATAATACTCAATAGCAGTTGGCGGAT